AATCGAAAAATAGACCCTAACAACCCTAACGCTTATGAACTGTACGGCGTGGAGACTCCGACGGATATAGAGGCTTTATTCGGGCGTGCGGGTGCAGAAAGCCTCCCTGCCAATATTCAGGCTAAATTGATTGAAGGGGGTATGGACGAAGAGTTAGCTCAAAGCGTTGCGGGGCGTGCGGAAAACTACCTTAAAAAGTCGTATGGTACACTTGATGACGAAATAAGGACCAAGATATTACAGGGAAAAATTAAACCAAATGACGCCAGCATTGATGAATCTCAAGCTAGACTCTTACAAGAAGCTAAAAACCACTATAAGACAGGAAAGGATCTAAGAAGTTATTTTGATTTTAACACAGCCTATGACCGAGACACTGGAATAAGACTGTATGACGAAAGTAACTCTGCTTTTAAAACCTACACCGATGAGGTGGCAAAAATCAAAGCGGAAGAAACACCGGAATATATAATAGAAGCCGTTAAAAAACTACAGTTTCCAGACTATACAGAGCGTGAACTAATTGACCGACTTACTAGCGCCTCTATAAACTTACCTGATAGTGAAAGTTTGACGGGACAAAGAGGCTTTCCGGAATTATATGAAGATGGAGAACCCATAGCGGCTGCCTACGATATACGCTCCAGACTTTATCCAGAAATGTTAGATGATCCGGCTTTTATGCAAGCAATTGAAAACCAGGAACCCATTTACGACATAGACACTAACGTTTTGGATGAAGGTATGCTCCAGTTTTTATCAGCGGATCCTCTAGCGGAAGGTATCCTAACCATACCCCGCAATAAACTAACAAACATGGCTTTTCCAGACGTGGTAGAAAACGCTCAAAAATCTCAAGCGGCGCAAGACGTTCAAGTAATAAGAGATTTTTCAGGAAAACACGATAAATTAAAAGGAAAAGCGCAAGAAAGGTACGCATCATCGGTCCCACCCCATCTTCGGGCGCAGGGAACTGCCGAGACGCCTATAGCTACTATAGAAGGCACTTACAAAATTCCTTCAGGATTCATACCCGCTGAGTTACCTCCTCCTGAATTTTTGCTTAAAAAAGGGGTCAGGAGGATAAAAGACTTTGGTCCGGACAGTTGGTTTAGAATAACAAAAGCTCCCTTTACTCAATTAGAAGGAGCCCTGATGAATCATTCTGTGGGCGGCTACGCTAAGGGAAATAGGTATAATTTGGGTGGACGTAGAGGATTCGATGCTGGCGAAGCGGGCGTATTTAGCTTAAGGGATAATCAAACCGGAAAACCCAGACTTACTACAGAAATTAACTTTAGAGATCCGGACCGACCAGAGCCTTCTGTTGATCAAATAAAAGGTCCCTCAAATGAGCCGATAAAGGCTGAAGACTTAGATAGACTGTTTTTTTTGTGGGATGAAACAGGTGTCATGCCGCAAGACGTTGGAGTCGGTCGTATGCCGCCTAACGTGTTTGACGGAGCCTCGTACAGAGAAGAATATATAAAGTTTTTAGACGAACAAAAAACAGGCTCGGGATTTAGCGGATTTGACGTATAATATGTTTCACATGGAACGTTCTGTAATTTGCAAAGGTAAATAATATGGCAAATGGTGAAGGCGTTATGCCTATGGTTGAGCAAGTAGACGAACCTATTGAGCTTACTATAGAAGAGCAAGTAGATATTGCCGTACCTAATGCGTTAGGGGACAGTCCTCGAGAAGGCATGGACATAGAGATTATAGAAGATGAAGAAGGTGGTGTAATCATCGACTTTGATCCGTCTATGCAAAATATAGACGAAGGCGACTTTAACCGTAATCTTGCTGAAGAAATAGACACGGGTGAACTAGGAGCCGTGGCTAATGAACTTATGGGTGAGTTTACGGCCAATAAGTCATCGCGCAAAGAGTGGGAAGACACGTATCGAGAAGGCTTAGAGCTACTAGGCTTTACGTACGAAGAACGCACAATGCCGTTTAAAGGCTCTACAGGCGTCACACACCCACTTTTGGCGGAAGCCGCCACTCAGTTCCAAGCTCAAGCGTTTAACGAAATGTTGCCCCCTGACGGACCCGTACGTACGTCTGTGGTAGGAGTTGCTACTAAAGACAAAGAACAGCAAGCCCGTCGCGTAAAAGATTTTATGAACTACTACATTACTAGCGTGATGGAAGAGTACACCCCTGAATTTGATCAGATGTTGTTTTATTTACCTTTGGCGGGGTCTACTTTCAAGAAAGTTTACTTTGACGAGGGCTTGAATCGTGTAGTTAGTCGATTTGTACCGGCTGAAAACCTTGTTGTGCCCTATGAAACAAGCAGCTTAGAGACTTGTCCGTGCATAACTAACGTTATTTCGATGCCTTTAAACCAATTACGTAAACTTCAAGTGGCAGGCTTTTACCTGGATATCCCTGTTTTACCGGGTCAAGAGGATTCTAATCAAGTAACGGATGAAATGGATCGAATACAAGGCGTAGAGTCTTCTAGTATTGACTATGATGTTACGTTATTAGAGTTTCACGTCGAACTAAACTTAAACGGTTTTGAAGATCTTGACGAAGATGAAGAAGAAACGGGTATTAAACTACCTTATATCGTCACTGTTGTAGAAAACAGCGGTGTAGTTCTATCTATTCGTCGAAATTACGCTGAAGATGATGAAGAGCGTAAGAAAATACAATATTTTGTTCACTACAAGTTCCTTCCAGGGTTTGGCTTTTATGGGCTAGGGCTTATTCACACTATTGGTGGACTGTCTAGGACAGCCACAGCGGCTCTCAGGCAACTTATAGACGCTGGAACGTTGTCTAACCTTCCCGCAGGGTTTAAAGCGCGGGGGATGCGTATACGAGACGATTCGGACCCTTTACAACCGGGAGAGTTTAGAGATGTAGACGCTCCAGGCGGAGCGATACGTGACAGTTTAATGCCCTTACCGTTCAAAGGTCCCGATCAGACGTTGTTTCAGTTACTTGGTTTTGTCGTTCAAGCGGGTCAACGTTTTGCCACCATTACTGATTTAAAAGTAGGGGATGGTAATCAGCAGGCCGCCGTAGGTACAACAGTAGCCATGTTGGAGCAGGGCAGCCGAGTAATGAGCGCCGTTCATAAGCGTCTTCATTACGCCATGCGGCGAGAGTTTAAACTTTTGACGCGTGTAATGCATGAGTCGCTACCGCAAGAGTATCCGTTTTCAGTAGAGGGCGGAGATCAAACCATTATGGCTCAGGACTTTGATGATCGCGTCGATGTAGTACCGGTATCTAATCCTAATATCTTCTCGCAGGCTCAGCGTATTGCTTTAGCTCAGGCTCAGTTACAAATGGCAACTCAAGCTCCTCAAATGCACAACATGCAGGAAGCTTTTCGACGTATGTATGACGCGTTAGGTGTAAAAGATGTAGATAAACTGTTAAATATGCCTAGCAATGAAGAACCTGTGCCTAAAGATCCTGCACAAGAGAACATAGATGCGTTAGACAACGTAGAGCTTAAAGCGTTTTATGGGCAAAATCACGACGCTCACATTGTTTCTCATTTATTATTCAGTGCTTCGCCAATAGCTGCTCAATCTCCAGCTATTATTACGGCCTTGCAAAAGCATGTTACGGAACATGTTAAGATTAAATCTGAAGAAATGGCTATGATGCAGTTTATGCAACAAAATCAGGGTCAACCGCCTACGGATGATCAACTCTTGGATATTGAAATGATGGTCGCGCAAAACATTGCACAAGAGTTGCAAAACGTACGGCAGCTAAGTATGCAAATAGCAGCTCAAGCTCAACCGCAACAAGGCCCTGATCCGTTAATAGCATTGAAAGAAAGAGAAATAGGTATTAAAGAGCAAGAAGCAATGGCTGACATTCAAGAAGGCCAAGTTAAACTAGGGTTAGAGCGTGAAAAAATGATGGAAAGAAGCCGTCAGTTTGACGATAGACTTGAAAGTCAGGAGGCGATGACCGCTAAAAGACTTAACGCTCAAGCCGAAAGAGAATTACTACGATTACGAGCAAATAGAGGAAATCAATCATGAGAACCGTAAAACATAATGGAAGTGCTCCTGGAAAGGCCCCAAAAGCTACTAACTTCGCGGACATAAAGGATCAGGGTAAGATACCCTACGCTCAAACTGTCGAGGAAAAAACGCCTGACACGGCTAAAGGTATTGTGACTAAGGGTAAGAGTCGCGGTATGGGCGCTATGCTTCGTGGTGGTGACTTCACAATTTGTTAGGAGATAGTCATGCCTTTGACGCGTGGTAATAGCCAAAAGCAAATTAGTTCGAACATAAGCAAACTGCGTGACGAGGGCTATCCTCAGAACCAGGCCGTAGCAATAGCATTAAATAAAGCCGGTAAGGTTAAAAAAATGTCTAAGGGCGGTGCTGTTAAAGTTTTTAGTCCCATTGTTATCCGTAAACAACGGTTTCAAGGGGTGTTCTAAGCTTTTTGTTCCCCTATCTGAAAGTATAAGATATACTCCAACAATATAGGATTATCCTATATGGAGGAGTTATGGAAGAGATACAAATCGTTCAATTTATTCAAAAAAAGGTAAAAGAACGCAAAAGTAACATCTTAGATGTACTAGAAAACAATGGAATAAGTTCAATGGAACAGTACTCTTATTTAATGGGAGAGTTAAATTCATTAAACTATGTCCAACAGGAACTCTCGGACCTGCTAGAAAAACAGGAGCATACAAATGATTGAAGTCCCAGGCTATTTAGCGGATGAAATAGAAGCAGAAAAAGCGGTTAAAGCAAAAGACTCAGGTGATAACGAAGAAAGCATTTACGTTGAGCCTAAAGACCGCGTTTTAGACCCCACTAAAGTTGATAAATCCATGATGGATCGGATGCCAAACCCGAGCGGGTGGCGTCTTCTTATTTTACCTTACCGTGGCAAGGCTAAGACTGAGGGCGGTATATACATACCCGATAAAGTTTTAGACGAAGATCAAGTTCAAACTGTCGTAGGCTATGTCTTAAAGCAAGGGCCCCTAGCCTATGCTGATACAGACAAGTTTCCGAATGGTCCCTGGTGTGAGGAAAAAAACTGGGTTGTTTTTGCGCGTTATGCGGGCTCTAGGTTTCGTATAGAAGGCGGAGAAGTGCGAATTCTCAATGACGATGAGATTTTAGCAACAATAGATGATCCCGAAGACATAATCAGCTTTTAAAGGAGCCTAAGATGAGTGCAGAAGAAAAAAAAACCAGCGTAGATGACGGTACGGTAGACATTGAGGTTGGAGAGGGTTTTGAGGCTCAAGAAGTTGAAGTTGAAGCGGCCGCTGAAGACACGTCTACAGGAACCGAGGTAGAAGTTAGTGCGGAAGACAGCTCGGATGAACATGAAGAATACTCTAACTCTGTTAAAAAACGCATAGATCGACTTACTAAAAAGATGCGTGAAGCAGAACGTCAACGTGAGGAAGCTTTAAAATACGCGCAAAACGTTCAGACAGAGTCGGAAAAAGTAAAAGCTAAATTAAACGCGGTAGACCAAGGGTATTTAAACGAATACGGAGGTCGTATAACGGCTGAATTAGCTTCAGCACAAGAGGCTTTTAAACGTGCTGTAGCTGTAGCAGACCCTGAAGCCACTTTAGAGGCTCAAAAAAAGCTTAACGATTTGCAGTACGCTTCGTCTCGATTAGAGGAAGCTAAACGGGTACAAGCTCGTCAACAGCCTCAAGTATCACCTGAGCAAGCACAACAAGCTCAACAACAACCTATGCAACAACCCGTTCAACAGCCCATGCAACAACCCATGCAACAACCTCCCCAGGAGCCCGTAAAACCGGACCCTAGAGCAGAAGAATGGGCAGACAAGAACGAATGGTTTGGTCAAGACAACACTATGACGTTTGCGGCGTATGGGATACACAAACAATTAGTAGATGAAGCATTTGACCCGACGAGCGATGACTATTATGATGAGCTAGATAAAAGACTTCGTGGAGAGTTTCCACATAAGTTTTCAAACACCGGGGCTAAGCGACGAACCGCCCAAACTGTCGCTGGCGCAACCCGCACAAGTTCGTCAAAAGGGCGCAGACAAGTTAAACTCACGCCAAGCCAAGTAGCTATTGCTAAAAAGCTAAACGTGCCACTAGAAGAATACGCGAAATATGTCAAATAGGAGATGGTAATGACTACTAAAAAACAAGGTTTTGAAGGAATCGATCGATCTTCTCGCGCTACTGACAAAAGGGGTAAAGACCAGCGGCGAAAGCCTTGGGCTCCCCCGTCCATGCTAGATGCACCGCCTGCGCCCGAAGGGTATCGGCACCGTTGGATTAGAGCTGAAGTTCGTGGTTTTGATGACCGCAAGAACATTTCAGCTCGAATGAGAGAAGGGTATGAGCTTGTAAGAGCTGATGAATACCCTGATTTTGAACTCCCGGTAATGGATTCAGGTAAACATTCAGGTGTCTTTGGTGTTGGAGGGTTACTTCTCGCCCGCATTCCTGTGGAGACTTTAGCAGAACGTTCTGACTACTTCTCTGAAAAAAGTCAAGATCTTATGGAAGCAGTTGATCATGATATGATGCGAGAAAATGCCCACTCAACCATGGCGATCAATAAACCCGATCGTCAATCTCGTGTAACTTTTGGTGGCCCACGTAAAGAGTAGGTCACCCCACTAGGAGAAAAAACTCATGGCAAATCAAGCAACTGCCTACGGTCTTCGTCCTATTGGGCTTGTTGGAAGCGGTGTAAATAGTACTGGTGTTACTCAGTATGAAATAGCCTCTAACAACACTAATGCTATATTCCAATATGGAATATGTGTACCGACCGCTGCTGGTGTTATTGACCAAGCAGGGGATACGGCAGGCGGTACTACCGTCGCATTGGGAGTCCTAATGGGCGTTGAGTATGTCGATTCAGTGTCAAAAAAACCTGTTTTTGTTAATTATTGGCCTGGTTCTAATAGTGTTAGCGTGGATACTAATCATCCAGTTAAAGCGTTTGTAGCAGATAATCCTAACCAACTTTTTCAAGTTTCTACGGATGCTTCTATTACAGACCGAGCAACTGCTCTGACTGCAATTTTTAGTAATGCTTCTTTGGGCACTTCTGCTCGAACGGGCGCTACGGCTAACGGAAACTCCAATTCTCAATTCAATGTAGCGTCTATAGCTAATACAGCAACGTTACCTTTGAGGATTGTTGGAATTGTTGACGATGAAGCAAATAGCGATTACACAGCAGCGGGCATCCCGATGATTGTGCGCTTAAACGCTCACGCCAACGCAAACGCAGGTGGTTTTGCTTCTCAAACCACTGCAATAACCACTGGCATTTAAGAGGGCTAAATCATGGCTATATCTCGCGCACAACTAGCGAAAGAGCTGGAACCCGGACTAAATGCTTTGTTCGGGTTAGAGTACGATCGTTATGAAAACGAGCACGCAGAAATCTTCGACGAAGAATCTTCTGATCGTGCATTTGAAGAAGAAGTAATGCTGTCAGGATTTGGTACAGCTCCCGTTAAAAACGAGGGTAATGCCATTTCTTTTGATGACGCGCAGGAAACTTATACTGCACGTTACACTCATGAGACCATTGCTTTGGCATTCAGCATCACTGAGGAAGCAGTGGAAGACAATCTTTATGATCGTCTTGCCGCTCGCTATACACGAGCACTCGCACGCTCTATGTCCACGACTAAGCAGATTAAAGCTGCTTCGGTCTTGAACCAAGCGTTTAATGCGGCTGTTCCTGTAGGAGACGGTGTAGCACTTTGTTCAAATGCTCACCCTTCCTTATCTGGCAACCAAAGCAATATTTTGGCTGTTGCTTCAGACCTTAACGAAACGTCGCTTGAGCAAATGCTCATTGACATCGCAGGTCTTACCGATGAGCGCGGTCTAAAAATTGCTGTTCGTGGTATGAAGCTAGTTATTCCTAAAGAACTGCAATTTATTGCAGAAAGGGTAATTAACTCTAACCTACGTCCAGGAACTGCTGACAACGACGTCAACGCTACTAAGTCTATGGGTATGATCCCTGACGGCGCGGTAGTTAATCACTTTCTTACGGACCCAGATGCGTTTTTCATCAAAACTGATGCCCCTAACGGCTTCAAGATGTTTAACCGTACTCCGCTTAAGACAGCGATGGAAGGTGACTTCGATACTGGCAATATGCGATTCAAAGCCCGTGAGCGTTACAGCTTCGGTGTCTCTGATTGGCGTGCTGTGTACGGTAGCGGAACGTAAGTCTCAGTTTACTGAGAATGTGAAAGGGGTGGCTTGTGCTACCCCTTTTTTTATCGTATCTTATATATGTCCCTGACAGTCGCATCCTGCGGCTGACACTAGCCACGACAGGAGATCCTCATGGCGACTACTACTTTTTCTGGTCCTATAAAGGCCGGTACCATACGTAACACAACAGGAGTTACTGTTGGCACTGATATTGTAAACACAGGTTTTGCCGTAATGGGTCAATCTGTTTTAGTAAACATTACAGGTGCGAGCCAACTTAACCAAAGAATTGGAATAGTTCCGGCAAACTCTCAAATTGTTGATGTCATTTTAAATGTCACTACGGTAGGAAATGACGGCGGAGCGGCTGTTATTTCTGTTGGAACAGTAGCGGATGCAAATGCTTTTTTAGATGGCGTAAACACTAAAGCTCTCGGCACAACTCACGGAACGCTAGATACAGAGGCCACTAACGTTGGAACGACTGATTTAGAGGTTGTGGCTGATTTTACTGGAGCTAATGGTGACGGCACAACGGGTGTAGCAACAGTTACGGTTATGTATCTCCAAAACAACAACCTCACGTAAACCACGGTTAAGGAGAATACGAGATGTCGGGTTCTGATACATTAAGTAAACGATTAACGGGCACCGGTTCTGCCGGTGTTGGTCCTGCTCGTATACGTGGCTTTCAAGTACTTACTAATAATACTGGTGCGGGAAGGCTTACTATAACTCAGGGTAATGGTGGTGCTACGGCGGTGGATGTTGATTTTGGACAAAACACGTCTGATTCGGTGTTTGTACCTGATGAAGGTATAAGAGTATCTGATATATATATTTCAGTACTAACTAACATAACTGCGGTGACTATATTTTATAATTAATCGGAAGTGTCGTAATGGCGACTACTAAAGCTGTCAAAAGAACTTCGTCAGGTCGTGTCTCCTATCGAGGAGAAACTTTTTCAGGCTATAACAAGCCAAAAAGAACGTCTGGCGGTAGTAAGAAATTTGCAGTATTGGCTAAAAAAGGTGACGACGTAAAGCTGGTTAGATTTGGTGATCCTAACATGACCATCAAAAAGAATGTTCCTGCTAGACGAGCCAGTTTTAGAGCACGCCATAAATGCGATACAGCTAAAGATAAATTTTCAGCTCGTTACTGGAGTTGTAAAAAATGGTGATTTTACAATAGGAGAATTATTATGGATCAAAGTTCTAGTTGCAGTCCTCGTAAAAGAGAAGCCATGGGTATGATGTATGGCGGCCCTGTAAAAAAAATGAACAAAGGCGGTTCGGCCGTCAAAGGCATGATGTACGGCGGTTCCGTTAGAAAAATGTCTAAAGGTGGCAGCGCGGTACGCGGAGTAAAATAAAATGCTTAAGTGCCGTGGAATGGGTAAAGTTCGCAAAGACCTTAAAGTACCAGGCTATAATATAGGCGGAGAGGTCGAAAAAAGTAAGAGTAAGTTCCCTGACTTAAATAAAGACGGGGAAGTTACGCGGGCGGACATACTTAAAGGCCGTAAGGTTCCGGGGTTTAAGAACGGCGGAGATGCCAGCAAAGACGCGTGTTACCGTAAAGTAAAGGCGCGTTATAAGGTGTTTCCGTCAGCTTATGCTTCGGGAGCAATAGCTAAATGCCGTAAAGTTGGTGCAAAGAACTGGGGGAATAAATCCCGTGGCCGTTCGTAAAACCAAAAAAGGTGCTGCATTAAAGCGGTGGTTTAAAGAAGATTGGAAAGACGTTAAAACAGGCAAAGCCTGTGGACGCAAGAAAGGAGATAAACGAGGAACGCCGTACTGTAGACCCTCAAAAAGGGTATCTAGTAAAACACCTAAGACATCGGGTGAAATGACGGCGGCAGAGAAGAAATCTCGTATAGCGCAGAAGAAAAGGTTAGGTCAACCGGCAGGTAAACCCAAACGAGTCACTCCGCTAAAAAGGAAGAAAAAATAATGGCTAAAGGTGTAAAGCACTATTTCAAAGATGGTAAACCCTATAGAGGGGGTACGCACAAACATCCCGATGGAAAAGTGATGACGGGGAAAACCATGAATAAAAATTCTAAAAATCTTTT